AGAAAAAGTATTATAAAAATAAATACTTAAACAACAAATTGAACTCTCAATAGTTTTCGAGCCAATTTATAAAGCGTAGCAAGCCTAAAAAACAACTATTTAAATGTATATGCTACGGTTCTGTAACAGTTCTGTAGTAAATATCTTGAAAATAACTTAATTTCGGCTTAATACTTTACATTTGTTAATAGTAGTGTTACATTAATTAACAATTACACAACTTTAATGGCTAATTCAAACGTTACTACTGAATCAGGTGGCAGACAGAATATGTTTCCTACTGAGACGCGTCCTTACATAGATGAGTCTGTTTCATACGACAGCTACCCACAAAATGCTGAAAAAGTTAATGGTCGTTGGGCTATGATAGGTATGGTTGCACTACTAGGTGCATACGTTACAACTGGACAAATCATTCCAGGTATATTCTAATGGATACAAATCATTCTTATTGGAAATATGCTGAGAAGGTCAATGGTCGTTTAGCGATGCTTGGTCTAATCATCGGCACAGTTAACTATGTGTTATTTGGAGAAATAGCACCAGGTTTTTTCTAAAATGAAATTCAACTCACAATTCACAATTCAACAAAGGTACAAACTAATGACTCCAGAAGCAGAAAGATTTAATGGTTGGGCAGCAATGCTCGGATTCGTTGCAGCAATAGGTGCTTATGCAACAACAGGAAACATCATTCCAGGTATTTTTTAATGACAACACCAAAACCAATCGAACCACAAAAAAGGGTTGCTGAGACACTTAATGGCAGACTTGCCATGATCGGCATCATTGCAGGTATCGGAGCATACCTAACAACAGGTCAACTCATACCAGGTTTTGTTTAATGACAGAACTAGTAGCAGACAATGCTATATCACCCTTCCAAGCAATACTATGGGTCTTCTATCCAGTAGGTGCCATAGTATTCTTTGAGTTATTTCTTCGTGCCATAAATGGTGACGATGATGATGACGATGAGGGTGGTGGAGTAATGACACCAGTATACCAAGGAGCATAATGTATCACATTCTATTCACATCAGTTGTTGCACTTTACATCGTATCAGGTGTAGGTAACATCGCATTCGCATAATTAAACGCTGAGGAGCACAAGCACAAATGACTCAATTTTTATTAGACAACGCAGGATATATGTCTGTGTTTGAGTTTATATTCTTCCTATCTGTAGGAGTTACAGCAGGATCACTAGGACTAATCTAATGGACGATTACATGTCACAATCCTACCATGATGTCATGGAGGTATATAAAAGACCAATGAGTGTAAGATTTATCCCTAGGATATTTTCTTGGTTGTTGGTATTTGGATTACTATTTGGTGTAACCCAAACAGCATACGCTATGGATAAAGAACCTGTTATCTGGGTTCAAGTTCCACAATGGACAGATGACTGGGCAGTATGTGCAGTAGATATACCAGACGCAGCATGTCATTGGTATGTCGCAGAAGCAGATAATACATTTGGAGAAGGTTTTGACTGGGAGACAGCACCATGGTTTGATGCTAACGGATTAAATGACGTAGCACCAATATCTAAAAAGACAGTCGCACAAAAATTACAAGAGGTAGGATGATTCCACTATTACTAACAGCATCAAGTTTTCTTAACTTCTGTTTCTACATCTATGCAATCGGTTTTGTATTTGCATTAGGATTAGAACAAGTTCTTAAGTTCAGACCTTTATCTGTTGATTCTACAATGAATGAAAGAAACATGTTCATTGTACAAACTAATAGGAAGTACCTATGGAGACAAACATGGGTAGTCAATATAAACTGGTTCGTATGTAACCTAGGTTTATACTTCTTATCAAGAAACCTACAACCAGTAGGTGATACATTCTGGCAGGGTATGTAATGAACGCATCACACATCATACCTATGTTCTTAGAGATCACAGCAGGAACTATTGTCATAACATCTGTCGCTGTTGTGATGATGAAGGGTATGATGGGAGAGGATTTTAAAGAGTAAGTATATATACCGATTGACATTTTTGTAAACTTATATTACGCTAAATAGATGAAGTGAGGATTTCCTCACCATTAGAAAGGACCCGAAAGAATCGTCATCCTTTGCTACAACTGCTCTCAAACCGAGACCTATAGGCAGTATAATACGTCGTCTCTAATATCCAGTAGTGAGGGATTACTGGAAATAAGTTTCGCATCTACCCTTGATGCCCTACTTAAACGTCTTACTAATGACAACTCTTTCAACTCTAAGCAAACGTAAATCTGGTGGACTCCTAGCAGGATGGCCAGAGTTTTGCGAATGGGTAACATCAACTGACAACAGAATCTACGTTGGTTGGTTTGGTGTACTCATGATCCCATGCTTGCTAACAGCAGCAGCATGCTTTATCGTTGCTTTCATAGCAGCACCTCCAGTCGATATCGACGGAATCAGAGAGCCAGTTGCTGGTTCTTTAATGTATGGTAACAACATCATTTCTGGTGCTGTTGTACCTTCATCCAACGCAATCGGTTTACACTTCTATCCCATCTGGGAAGCAGCGACCGTAGATGAGTGGCTCTACAATGGTGGCCCTTATCAGTTGGTAATCTTCCACTTCCTCATCGGTGTATCTGCATACATGGGAAGACAGTGGGAACTATCATATCGTTTAGGTATGAGACCTTGGATTTGCGTTGCTTATTCCGCACCTGTATCTGCTGCATTCGCAGTATTCTTAGTTTACCCATTCGGTCAGGGATCTTTCTCAGACGGAATGCCACTAGGTATCTCTGGTACATTTAACTTCATGTTTGTATTCCAAGCAGAACATAACATTCTAATGCATCCATTCCATATGGCTGGTGTTGCTGGTATGTTCGGTGGAGCATTATTCTCCGCAATGCATGGTTCACTCGTTACATCTTCTCTAATCAGAGAGACAACTGATGAAGAGTCACAGAACTATGGTTACAAATTTGGACAAGAAGAAGAGACATACAACATCGTAGCTGCACACGGTTACTTTGGTCGTCTTATCTTCCAATATGCAAGTTTCAACAACTCAAGAAGTCTTCACTTCTTCTTAGCAGTATTTCCAGTTGTATGTGTATGGTTAACCTCTATGGGTATCTGTACAATGGCATTCAACCTAAATGGATTTAACTTCAACCAATCAGTTGTTGATGTTAACGGAAAAATCATTCCTACATGGGGTGATGTTCTAAACAGAGCAAACTTAGGTATGGAAGTAATGCATGAAAGAAATGCACACAACTTCCCACTTGACCTTGCATCAGCAGAGTCAACAACAGTTGCTTTAACTGCACCAACAATCGGTTAATAAATACGATTGAGACCTTTCGTGCGGTCTCTACAATCGGAACTACTCAAGACCCCTTTACAGGGGTCTTTTTTTGTGTTATATTGACAAAACAAAGATTTTTTTAAATATGAAAATTTTTCTTGACACAGCAGATGTAGACCTAATAGAACAATATTATGGCACTGGATTGATTGATGGTGTCACGACTAATCCAACTCTAATTAAAAAGAGTGGATACGACCCAGAGGAGGTTTATAGAAAGATTGCACTCATTGGTGTTGATGATATCAGCATGGAGATTGTGACAGATGATTCATATGAGTTTCTCAAGGAGGGTCGTAGACTCAAAGAGAAATTTGGTGAAATCACAACAATCAAAGTCCCTTGCACACCCGAAGGCCTGAAGGGTTGTAAACTCCTCTCAAAGGAGGGAATCCGAGTAAACGTGACTTTGATCTTTAGTGCTGCCCAAGCGGTCTTGGCGTCGAAGGCAGGCGCTGCCTACGTCTCGCCTTTCGTGGGTCGAGTTGATGATAATTCTTTTGATGGTTTGAATCTGATTAAAGAGATTGCAGACATCTATGAAAAACAATCGAGACTATATAATTTTGTTGACACAGAGATTTTATCTGCATCCATAAGGAATGTAGGTAGTGTGAGTAAGTCTTTTGAATACGGTGCAGGCATCGTAACGATGCCCCCATCAGTATTTGAAAAGATGTACAATCATATTCTAACAGACAAAGGTTTAGATCTTTTCCAAAAAGATTGGGACGCAGCAAACGTATTTAAAATCTAAATGAAGATAGAGTTTGAAAAACAATTTGGTAAAGGCACAGATCCTTGGTATGCGAAAGCAGAGAGATGGGCGAACAAACAAAAGTTCCCTATCTCTTTCCTATTGAAAGGTTTGATATCTTTCTTGAAAGGAAAATGGATTGAAACTAAAATTGAAAACACCATGAAGTCTGTTGATGCTGACATCGAAAAGATTCATGAACTTTGGGATGAGGAAGAAACAACACACAGAATGAATGTCATCGCACAAAACGGAAATGATGGATTACATTATTCTCAAGAACCTTCTGAAGTGAAGGGACTTGACAACTTTGAGATTCGTAATAATATGATCGAGGAGGATTAATGAAATTCACTTTATATTCCAAAGAGGGATGTTCCTATTGCAAAAAAGCAGAAAGACTTTTAGAATTGGCAAAAGTTGAGTATCGAGTTTATAAACTTGATAGAGATTTTACAAAAGATCAATTCATATCAGAGTTTGGTTACGGTGCATCATTTCCAAGAATACTTGCGGATGACAAATTAATTGGTGGGTGTTTAGATACATTCAAATACCTAGAGGAAAAAAACTTAGTTTAATGGAAGACATTTACACAATCGTAGATAAAGCAATAGATGTTGCATTTGAAGAACAAAAGTTTCATCTCAAGTTCTATGATTTTATGAAGTCCTGTAAAACAACAGGAATAGGAGCAAAGGAGTTTAATCATAGTTCAACTGCAAAAGAGTTGACAGATTTGATTGACGACCTGAGTGAATACATCAAAGGTGGAAAAGATGGTGAACATCAAATTCTGAGAGAGGCCTACGGTCATCTTGGAAAACCAAAGGCAAGAAAAATTAAAGATTATTTTAGTGAGATTTTAGAAGATGCTCAAAGATACGAAAAAGAAAGAAGAAGAGGGAGACGAAAAACTAAAACTAAATAAAGGTGTTGAACTTATGTTACAACGTAGGAGGGCACCATCCAGCAAGTTTAACTTAGAAAATTCTATTCGAGGTAACAACGTGTTAGCGATTGCTTTAACTTTCGGCACTCTTGTAGCAGTGCTTTTTCTCTTTGTTGGTGGTATAATAGGATGGTTATACAAACAACATCAACAAAAAACAGACATCTCCGAAATGCATCCTGAGATGTATGATCTAAAAGGAAACGTCATTCCAGACGAAATCATTGCTTTTAGATTTGAAAATGTAAACTTTGATAGTGAAATTGACGACGAATTATGACTACTACACATCCCACGTTGGGAGAAGCTAGATTACCAAGAAACCCTCTTTTAAGTGAGGTATTGGAATTAGTATCAAAACAAAAAACAAAAGCAAAGAAGATTCAAACTCTTAAACAGTATGAATCTTTACATCTTAAGTCCGTTTTGATTTGGAACTTTGATGAATCTGTGAAGTCGATGCTTCCAGATGGTGATGTTCCGTTTAATAAAAACGAAGCTCCTGCTGGAACCGAACACCTACACCTTGCATATGAATGGAAAAAGTTGTATAATTTTGTTAAAGGTGGGAATGACACACTTCGACCTATGAAAAGAGAACAACTTTTTATGCAACTCCTAGAGGGTCTTCATCCAGATGAAGCAGAGATTATTTGCTTAGTTAAGGATAAGAATCTAAAGAAGAAATATAAGTTGACTCGTGCCATAGTTGAAGAAGCATTCCCCGATATACAATGGGGTAATCGAAGTTAGTATGGCAAAAACCAAAACCAGAGATGAAGTGATGTCTGAGGCGTATTGGACACCAAAAGAAAAAGAAGATTTGAATACCAAGTATTCAACATCTCTTGTCAAGGAGAACTGCAATCAGGAGGAGATGAAAGATAAGTCTCTACCTTCTGATGCTTATATTGTGACGTATAAAATTCAAGGTGAGGTTCGTAATGATCTTGTTAGATGTCATGCTAAGGTTAATATATTCGATATGTATTACGATAAATTTGGAGCGGGTTCTATCGTAAGTATTGAATATGGGCCTGGAATTGTAAGTCCAAAGACATGGGGTCTACCAGTGGCAAGCAAACCTAAGAAGAGAGTGAGGAGAAACTCATGAAAGAGGAACAACTCCGTAACCAAATTAATGACATTATTGAGGGAGAAATTCAACTTGGAATCAACGAATTTTTGGAAGAGAAACAAAGAAAAGAAAGTGATCAGGGATTGGGTTTTGTCACTTCAGAAGAAGCAAAGAAACTCAAAGTCAAAGTCTTCAAAGACGAAGTTGACAAAATCATGAAACAATATAAGAAGATCAAGAAGAAAGAGAAGTCAAATATATCTCAAGTCAAGAAACTAGGACTAGTCGATAAACATGGGAGGCCACTCTAATGGATAAAGAAAAGTTAAAAGTCATGATTAAGGACTTGAAAAATGTTGTGAGTGCGTTAGAATCAGAAATATATTCTGACACAGGGGCATACATCCCCACTCTAAATTATGAAGAAATTGTCAATCACATTACAGACTATGATGAAGTCTTTGAGGATGATGACGGGTAACAGTGAGGATCCCCGTTACTCAGAAGAGAAGTTGTTACTAAGAGCAGCTTGTTTTCGATGCCTTACACACCACTTAGAAGAACACACAAGAGCCGTGTATGAATTTGCAACCATCTGGTGCGATGAACATGACAACGTTGGTGGAATCGAACAAGGCTTTCAAGATTATCTTAGATCATATGCAGAGAAGGCATTTTCTAAGAGTTAATCTAAATAATATTACAAAACGTAAAACTTATGCCCACATACCCTGTTATTAACAAAGAAACTGGCGAGAAGAAAGAATTATCAATGACTATGGTTGAGTATTCTAACTGGAGAGATGATAATCCAGACTGGGATAGAGATTGGAATGCTGGAGTTGCTGGCCTTGGAGAGGTTGGTGAATGGAAAGACAAACTAATCACAAAGAATCCTAGTTGGAATGATGTTTTACATAAGGCATCTAAGTCTCCTGGCTCAAGAGTTACTAAGATTAATAAGTAATGGCAAGAAAAAAAGATTCTCCCATCGGAGTGGGAATGACTGCGAAACAGATGAAGAGAAAAAGACCTATCAATGCCGATCTACTAAACAAGATTGAGCCTATTACAGATAATCAAAAGACACTCTTTGAAAATTACAAAGAGGGAAAAAATATCTTTGCTTATGGTGCTGCTGGAACAGGTAAAACTTTCGTTGCATTATATCTTGCATTGAAAGATATTCTTGACCCACATACTCCTTACAATCAACTTTATATTGTAAGGTCTCTTGTATCAACCAGAGAGATTGGATTCTTGCCTGGCGACCATGAGGACAAGTCTTTCTTGTATCAGATACCATACAAGAACATGGTCAAGTATATGTTTCAGATGCCTACAGATGCAGACTTTGAGATGTTATATGGTAATCTAAAACAACAAGATACTATCAAGTTTTGGAGTACATCATTCATTCGTGGAACAACTATCGATCAAGCGATTGTGTTAGTTGATGAGTCACAAAACTTGAATTTTCATGAATTAGATAGTATAATAACAAGAGTAGGAGAGGATGCTAAAATCATGTTCTGTGGTGATGCAAGTCAAACAGACTTACAGAAAACCAACGAGAAGAATGGCATTCTTGACTTCATGAAGATAATCGAACAAATGCCTGAGGACTTTGCAATGATTGAATTTGATGTCAATGATATTGTTCGTTCTGGCCTTGTAAGAGAATATCTTGTTCGTAAAATGGCTATGGGATTTTAATGTTTATTGTTGAGAATCACTTAGGTGATTTAGAGTTAGAGAAAAAAGAGACCGATGGACTTCGCCTATATAAGTTACCCAGCAATGAGTGGGTTCCTTCTATCACCTCTGTTACTAGTTTCTATAATCGAGAGGTGTTTCGTGAATGGAGAAAGAGAGTCGGGAATGAAGAAGCAGATCGTGTCACAAAAGAGGCAACTCGACGTGGTACGGACTTTCATGAAGCTGCACAAGCCTATCTTGAAAACAAAGAGTTAGATTGGAATGATTACCAACCACTAACTCAGTTTATGTTTCACAGTGCTAAGTCTAGTCTGGATAAGATAGGAAAGATACACGCAATAGAACGCACACTTTATTCTGAATACCTTGGTCTGGCAGGAAGAGTCGATTGTATCGCCGAGTATGAGGGCGGACTCGCTGTTATTGATTTTAAGACCTCGAAGAAGATTAAACCAGAAGAATGGATTGAACAATACTTTGTTCAAGAGGTTGCATATGCCTGTATGTATTATGAACTGACTGGAATTCCTATCCAAAAACTTATCACAATCATGGTCACACCAAATGGTGAGGTTAAAGTTTATGATAAACGAAACAAAGGTGACTACATTAAATTACTTGTGAAATATGTTAAAAACTTTATCGAAAACCGAATGGTGGTTAATGGGTGACAT